TGATAGCTGACCCGACTTCGTGATAGACTCAGCAAGTCTGTTATCGAACCACCGAAAATACTGATTGCTTAACGCACCGTAACATGAGTTCAGCTGAATTTTCTTAGCGAGCTGCATGTTATGGCAGCGAGCGATTTCATTTGCATTCGCTTGTGTCTTGTCTTTCTCATACGCCTTTTTTGCTTCGAGCATTCGGCGCTTCCATCCAGCACGGTCGTTGTACATTGTTTCCATCAACGTTGGCAAGAACCCGCGCTCATCCTTACTGAACAAACACCCTGTAGGGGTAATTGTTAGGTTGTTGCTGGAGAGGACTTCTCGCACTGTATCGTACTTGAGAAACGACCGCGAAAGTGATATTGCTTTTTTAATATCGTAGTTAACTTCGTCGTCCAACCCCTCGAGTGCCGACTTAATTTCATCCGCAATCCGCTCCCTGTCATCTTCAGACCGAACACGGTCGATGTCTCCATTGAGTAGCATGTCAACGCTGCTCTTGGTAACTGCAAGATCGTACTCTAACATTTGACCTTTAAGTGTCTCTGGTGAGATGTTGTATTGCATGATCAAATGCGGATACAGACTGTTGAGGTCAAACGAGATCACCCACTTATGAAACCCCACTTGAGGATCCTTAACATAGGCCCCTTCGATCTGACGTGGCTTGACGCCACGGGTCTTTAGTGGAATGACGATCTTCTTCTCGAGCAGATAGTTGTGAATAATCACATCCCACATCGATACAGTCGTCAGACTGTCGATCAGGTTCACCTTGCCGTCATATGCAATAGCGTACACCTGCTCAAGCAGTTTCATCTTCTGATCTATTCTATACACGAGATCCACGTCCCGTATGTTGTAGTTCATGAAGTTCTGAAAGTCTTTTTTATAGAATTCATCAAGCGACTCGAACCCAAGCTCTGTGTAATCAAGTTTGCGCTCGCCGAGCTCGAGGAATGCAATGTGATCGAGCTTGAAACTCTCCTGCTGAGAGAACGTGAACTTCTTGTACAGTGCGAGATAGTCTAGAACAGTAATACCTAGCGGTACCTTGAGTTTGTCGTCGTCATCTTCACCCTTGTCGTTCCCCATCTTGTTTGGATTACGTCGCAGCTCCCAACGGTTCCAGGGGGACAGTCGGCGCGCAGTACGGTCATCAAACAGACGTGTGATTCTGTTGATGATGTAGGGCATATCAAAGAACTCAACGTTCCAGCCTGTAATGATATCAGGCATCCAGTCGCCAGAGCGCCACGTATCAATAAAACGCATCAGCATATCTCGCTCATCGCGAGCGTGAACGTATGTCACGTAATCGAGCTCCGGAGTGTACGAGCGGCATCCAAACGAGATTGCCTTGTCATTCTTTCGAAGAGTGATGGCGGTGATTGCTTTATCCGCTTTGTCAATGTCCGGGAATCCACCTTCAGAGTCCGTCTCAATATCGACGGTGACGACGGATATCGCTGTGGGATCATATTGAATTTCACCAGGGAATTCGTCGTTGATGTACTGATACTCGTACGACTGCGTACCATACAACCTGTGACCAATAACCCCACTATTCTCTCGGATGTAGTCGTTCGTCTCCTTCATTGTACCTGGATGCAGCTTGCTCACAGGAGCACCGTCGAGCGTTCTGTATTCTGAGTTTGCGCGCGAACTAACGAAGATGTATGGACGATATTCTACTTCATCCTGAAAACGTCGTCCGTTGTCATAGCCCCTGACAAACAATTTGTCGGCAACTCGAGCGACGTGTGTGTAAAACTTCATCTTCAAAAATCTCCCGTAAAGCGGGAGTATACATCCTTAGTCAACGGAGAGACAATTGTTTGTCTTTGTTGGTTTGCAAATAATTTGATAGTTTGTCGAGGTAGCCTCTATTGCGAAGCTCCTTAAACACGAGGTTCTCAAACGAGAACTCCCCACCTGCTTGAATCGCAGCACCACGCATTGCACGTAGTTTATCTTTTAACAACTGACCTGATTCAAGATTTTGTTTGCCCTTAATCATATTGTCGATTTGCTTTGCGTAGAAGTCAACCTTCTGTGCAAGAAGAGTATCGTTCTTAAAGTTCAAATTAACCATCTTTGGCTCTTGAACCCATTTCCCCTTCAACAGGCTGTACACACCCTGTCCCGGACGTGGCTTTGCTCTCTTGTCTTCTGCAAATAGCTCAACTGGATAACCACGTACACGAATTGTCGAATGATTGGCTGCCCACAATGCCTTCTTTGACATGAAATAGTCCATCACGATTTCTTCATCGCATGTGACCTTTTCATAGTCAATGATTAGGTGAACATCGAGATCAGACTGTTTTGTATAGTTGTAGTTTGCGTTTCCGCCGGTAAGTATAATGTCTATTATATTACTGTTCTCGATGTTCGCAAACTTTTGCCACACTCGAGCAATCTCAAGCAGTTTGGCGCGCACAAGTGGATCCAACTTACCATTGGACCACAACTTGGTATTCAATGTGCGGTGATATTGAAGCGTTGATTTTACGAACGCCTCATTAAAGTCGAGGAAGTTTTGCATCCTCTATTTAGCATTAATACCACATCACCAATTTGCGCTTCGACCGTGCGTTACTCAGCTCAATCAACACTTTCCAAACTTTGATAGCAACCGATTTCATATCATGCCCCTGTATTGTAGGTACTTTAACCGACGAGTTAGGTCTGCATGATCCGTTGCTTGAGCAAGGTACAATTCAACCTCGCTCTGATATGCAGGACTAAATGTACGTTTGATCCATTCCCAAACGGACTTTGGCACGGAAGCAAGCATTTGCGCTGCTATGCCGTGAGATATGTGTGGTGTATTATGCATGGTTTCCCCCATATGTCTTTTGGACAAAAAAAGACCAGCACCTTTTGAGCGCTGGTCGTTGTTGATTAACGAACTTTAGATACTTCTTGCTGAATCTTTGTTACAACAGCAGAAGGCAATGGCACGTAGTCTAGCTCTTCAGCCATCTTACCACCGTTCTTCAAAGCCCACAAAAAGAATTTAATTGCTGTTTGTGCGTACTCTGGGTTAGAACTTTGGAGAGGCATTATGATAAACGTAGCGCCGCTGATCGGCCATGAATCCTTACCAGGCTGGTTGGTAAGGATGTGGTAGAAAGTTTTGTTCCAATCTGCACCTGCAGCTGCAGCTTTGAACGTAACGTCGTCGGGATACGCCCACGAACCGGCTGCGTTTTGAACTTGGGCCCAGTTCATATTGGTTTGCTTTACGTACGCATACTCAACATACCCAATGGCGCCAGGAAGCTGGCGCACCATTTGCGCAACGCCTTCGTTCCCCTTACCACCAACTCCAACCTTCCAGTTAACTGTCGTACCTTCGCCAACCGTGCTCTTGAATTCTGGACTCACTTTACTCAAATAGTTAGTCCACAAAAATGTTGTGCCACTACCATCAGCGCGACGGACTGGTAGAATTTCAACAGACGGGAGCATTAAGCTAGGGTTAAGAGCCTTGATTGCCTGGTCGTCCCACGTCTTAATCTTACCAAGATAAATTTCTGCAAGTACAGCACCCGTCAATTTCAACTCACCGGGCTTAACATTTTTTAGATTAACAACTGGCACTACGCCACCAATCACGGTAGGAAACTGAATGGCGTTCATTGACTTCAAGCGATCGTCTGTAAGTGGCATGTCACTTGCGCCAAAAACGACAGTGCGTTTTTCAACTTGTGTGATGCCAGCTCCAGAGCCAACACTTTGGTAATTGATTCGAATACCTGTTTCTTTATTAAATGCATCGGCCCATTTTGAGTATAGTGGAGCTGGAAAGGTTGCTCCAGCACCACTGATTGTTTGAGCAGACACACTCAACCCTACAACAGCTAGCAAAGTTGCTATCAGTTTTTTCATAAGAGCTCCAAATAGAAAGGTCGGCCTTGGCCGACCCGTGTTAGTTTGCGTCGTTCTCGGTAAGGAACTGCTTACCAGCCTTTGACGCTTTTTCTTTAACTTCGATCTTCTTTGGCTTTTTGTGCTCGGGAATGATGCGCTCCAAGAACACCTTTAGCATGCCATTGATCATCTCCGCATCTTTGACCTCGACCTGATCTTCAAGAGCGAAAGTGCGAGTAAACGAACGAGCAGCAATACCTTTGAACAGGTAGTTGTCGTCGGGCTCACCACTATCGACTTTACCGCGAACAATCATCTTGCCATCATCGAGTTCAATCTCAACGTCTTGCCTGCCAAAACCGGCTACAGCAAGTTCGATGACGTACGTATTGTCGCCTGTTTTCTTGATATTGTAGGGAGGATAGTTGGGGATGTTTTTAGTAAGATCATCATGCATCTTTGCAATGCGATTGAATTGATCTTCAAAGC